GTTCTACACAATTGGTGACCGTGATGAAGGTGGTTTAGCAATTGACGGTTCATCAGACCGTACTTGTTTTGCTTTCCATAAAGATGCTATCGGTTATGGCGAAGGTATTGCACCAAAAACAGAAATCAACTATGTACCAGAAAAAACATCATTCTTGGTAGCATCTATGTTTTCTGCTGGCGCAACAACTATTGACGCTGAAGGTATTGTGTCTATTGTTGCTCGTGAATCTTAAGGAGAATAGATAAATGGCTTATTCATCAACTGGTTTTTCAACCGTAGCGGCATCTAAAGCTGGTAATTCACCAGCTATTTATGCTTATTCAACAACTGACACAGTTGCTACTGTCAACACAGCTGGTTACTTTAACGCTTTAGCTACCCAGCTAAGGGTAGGTGATTTAATCTACTGTGTAACATCAACAGGCGGTACTGCTGTTGCTTCACTCAATTACGTCCTTTCTAACGCTGCTGGCGTTGTGGATGTAAATGATGGTACTGTCTTAGCTGCCACAGACAGTGACTAAGTAATATTGTAATATAGCTACCTTGCATAACGTGGGGTAGCTACTTTTATATGTAAAGGTTATTATGGCAAACTCAGCTTTATCAATTTGCTCTGATGCACTATTAATGCTAGGTGCTGCTCCTATTTCATCTTTTACTGACGGCTCTGACGGAGCATCTATTTGTGACCGACTATATCCAAACCTTCGCGATCAAGCTCTTATGGTTTATCCGTGGAGTTTTTCTTTTAAGAAAACACAACTAGCAAGACTAGTAACAACACCAGCAAACGAATATAAATATGAGTATCAAATGGCAGCAGATAGACTTGGTGCGCCAAGAGCCGTTTATAACTCAGATGGATTAAATCAAGTCCCAATTACGGCTTACCGTATTATGGGTTCTAAAGTATTAACTAACCAAGAAGTTATCTATGTTGATTATCAATACTCAGTACCTGAATCTGAAATGCCAGTATGGTTTATTCAGTTTTTAAAATACTTAACAGCAGCACACATTGCATTTCCTATTACTGATCAGTTAGATAAAGCTGATTACTGGAGAGTTATGGCGGTTGGTACGCCAGGCGATAATGGTCGTGGTGGATATATGCGTACAGCAATGAACATTGATGGAATGAATCAACCAGTAAATAGCATTAAAGACTTTTCACTAACTCAAGTAAGGAACTAGATGGCTCGCTTTGTCACAGTGCAGACAAACTTTACTAGTGGTGAATTAGACCCACTTTTACGCGCTCGCGTTGAATTGCCAACTTACAACAACTCACTAGAAAAAGCTACTAACGTTATATGCCAACCACAGGGCGGGATTACTCGCAGGGCTGGCACTCGTTACTTAATGACATTGCCTAACACTGGAGCTGAATCAGCTGCTAACGGGGCAAGATTAGTATCGTTTGAATTCTCTACTCTTGACAGCTATATGTTGTGTTTCACGCATAACCGTATGCACGTATTTAAAGATGGTGCTTTAGTTGAAGACATTAACGGAAGCGGTAATGACTATTTAGCTTTAACACTTCCATCATCATCCTTGAATGAAATGTGCTGGACGCAATCTGCCGATACCTTAATTCTTGTACACGAAGATATTGCGCCTATTAAAATAGTACGTGGTGCTTCTGATGCAACGTGGACAGCAAGTACACTGGTATTTGCTAGTGTACCTAAGTATGCGTTTACTGTAGCAACTACTAATCCAGCAGGAACTATTACGCCTACTGCAGTTTCAGGAAAAGTAACAATTAACGCATCTAGTGGCATTTTTCTTGTAGGCCATGTCGGACAATACATTAATGCTACTCCACAAGGTAGGGCAAAGATCATTGAATACAAGAGTGCTACCCAAGTAAACGTAGTAACAGAGTTCCCATTCTTTAGTGCATCGGCTATTGCCAATGGAGATTGGGATTTAGAAACTGGCTATGAAGCAGTATGGTCTGCTACTAAAGGTTACCAACGAACGGTAACATTCCATCAGGGTCGCTTATATTTCGGTGGAAGCAAATCAAGACCTTCTACTATATGGGGTTCTAAGGTAGGGTTGTTTTTTGACTTTGAAGGCACAGAAGGTTTTGACGATGACGCAGTAGAAGCAACGTTAGACACCAATACTTACAATGCTATTACTGACATGATTTCCACAAAAGATTTGCAGGTATTTACTACTGGCGGTGAGTTCTTTGTACCGCAGCAAGGACTAGAGCCTATTACTCCGTCTGCATTTTTCTTAGCGACTGCTGGTAGAAATGGTAGCAAGCCTGGCATTAGAGTTCAGCAACTAGAATCTGGCGTTATGTTCATTCATCGTCAAGGTAAGATGCTAAATGAAGTAACGTATAACGACACTGCATTAACATATATAACAAGTAAGATTTCATTGCTTGCTGGTCACTTGCTTAAAAATCCAAAACGCATTGCGCTTAGGCGTGGAATTAACACAGACGAAAACGATTTGCTGTTTATTGTTAATGAGCTAGATGGCACTATGGCTGCTTTTTCGCTTATACGCTCTCAGAATGTTATTGCGCCATCAGAGATTATTACAGCTAGTGGCGAGTTTATTGAAGTCGGCATTGACATTGATGACATTTATGTGGTTGTAAAACGGATCATTGAAGACGTTGTTGAATATTACATAGAGAAGTTTGAAAGAGGACTGCTAACAGACTGCGCCACAACAGGCGGTGCTGTATCATCCGTATCAGCACCACAGCTTGCTGGAAAGACCGTAAATCTTTTATTGGATAGATTGGTTCAAGCTGATAAAATTGTTGCTTCTGGGGGTGCTGTAAGCCTTCCTAGAGACTCTACTGCCAGTTATGAAGTAGGCTTACCTATTAGTGTTGAAGCTAGAACAATGCCAGTTGAATTAGCATTAAGGGCTGGCACTAGGATTGGATTTAAAAAACGCATTGTTGAAGTTAATGCAATGGTTTTGGATACCCAGCACATGAAGATTAATGGCAAAAATGTTTCATTTAGAACATTTAATACGCCTGACATGTTAGATTCAATTATTCCAGACTTTACAGGAATTAAAGTTATCCACGGCATTTTAGGTTATAGCACCGATGCTAGAATTACAGTTACACAATCCCTTCCATTAAAGTTTACTTTACTTGGTATGGAATATAAAATAGCGGTCAATCAAGGAACTTAATATGCACTATGTAGCAATTGCGTCTGCAGTAATGTCTGCCGCTGGGTCAATACAGCAAGGCAAATCTCAAAATGAAATGTATAAGTTGCAAGCACAACAAGCTAAATTAAAAGCTAGTCGTGATGCTTTGCAATATGAGCAACAAGCAAATATGTTGTTTGAGCGTTTGATTCAAACAAATGCAACAGCAGCAGCCAGAGGGTTTGCTGGTGGAGTGCAAGGCTTTAGTGGTTCGGCAAAACTCATACAAGAAAGAAATAAAAAAGTTGCTGGTAGAGATATTCAAATTATGGATCAGTCTAGCGCAGATGCAATTTCATTTGGAGACACTCAAGCGTCATTATTTAAATCTGCTGGCCAGCAAGCTAAGACTGGCTCTTATTTTGATGCTATTGCTAAATTAGGAACTGCTGCCTATATGTATGGTCAAACCGCATCTGGGACAACTGTAACTAAAGCACCTGTGCCTTCAAACTTCCAAACAACAAGTTTTTGGAAAGGCACTGCTTAATGGCCGAATTGCCTAAATATCAACAAACAGGCAGGTTTGCTCCTGATATGCCACAGCTTGATTTTGCTAATGTAAGAGAGTCTTTTCGCGCATCTCAAATGATGACAAGTGGACTTGACAAGCTATCAGCCTTTGCATTTAACAAAGCTGGCGAACAAGCTATTAAAAATGCTGAAGAGTATTCAATAAACAATCCGCCAACTCCTGAGCAACTTGATTTAGCAGCTTCTGGAACATTAACTGAAAAAGATTTTGAAACTACTGGTGGAGCTATATTTCAAAATACTTATCAAAAATTACAAGCAGAACAATTAAGGTCAATGCTTGACATAAGAACTCAAGACGTTTATTTAAATCTGTTAAATGAAGTTAAAGCTAAAAACATTACAAGCGACTCTCAACTTGTTGAAAAGCTAGAAGCTCCAATTGCAGGGATGTCTAAATCTCTTGCAAATCTAAATCCAGAATCTGCTATTAGATATAAAGCTTCGTCTGCTGCTTTAGCTTATCAAGTTAGAAAAACAGCTGGAGTTCAGTTTGAACAAAACATTAGAGAAGATAATGATGTGCTTGCAAACAAAGCATTGGAAACTTCCGTTTCTTTATTGTCAAGTATAAGTGGTGACGTTGGATTAGATAATGTAGATACTCAATTAAAACAAATAAATTTAATAAGAACTCAGTTAGAAAAAAGCGCAAACAATGGTACTCAGAAAAACGCAACAAAACTTCTTACTGAATTTGATGCTGAAGTAAAAGCTTTAACTGTTAAAGTTATAGAAGATAACTCTGATAATTTAACTAGAGAAGTCTCCTCTGGCAACCCAGATGCAGAATTGCTTCTTGGCGACTTTTTGCAAAAGTTTACTCCTTATGGAAAAGGACTGGGTTTAGACCCTACTGCTGTAGAAAAAACTAAACAGGCAGTAATTGAAAAGTTTAACGAAGCTAGAATAGAAGCTGAGTATGAAATGTCTCGTAATAAATCTGCATACGTTGCAGCTTTAGAAGAGGATTTTAAAAAAGGGCCTGTTGGAAATTTATTTAACGCAGAAGGTCAGCCTATAAAAACTAATAGAGTAACAAGAGGCGTAGGTTTAAACAAAGCAGAAACGTTAATTAACTCTTTTAAATCTGATATTAAAAGAAAAAATTCAGAGTATAGAGAATTAAAACAAGAGCTATTAAGAGAAGTTGATAGTATGCAACAAATTATAACGCTTGGACAAACCCCATCACAAAAATCTATTGACAACTTAACTAACAAAGCTTTTAATCTAGGGGTATCTCCTGCAGATAGCATAGCTCAAAAGATAGCAGCTATAAGCACAACAAAATCTTCTGTTGAATTTTTTAAAACGCTAAACATTGTTCAATTAGAAAGCCTAGCAAATAATTTAAACAGTAAATTAAAAGATGGCGCAACTTTGCCAGAAGCACAACAAGCTAATTTACTTGATAAATATAGGACTAATTTAAAATCAGACAATAAAACAGACCCTGTTAGTAGAATGTTG